TACCTCTCTTTATGTTCATTATATCACAGCAAAACAACAATGTCAAGCACTTCGTTTATAGCGGAGTGCTTTTCTTATACCCAAAATCAGAAAGGATAATAACTATGGCAAAGATGTATACACTCGACAGCAAGCTTCTTACAGGTACACCTGAGATAAGAGTAGGCGACAAGGTCTACCCTGTGGACGACAGGCAGAAAACTGTCAAGAAGATACTTGACATCTGCGACAAGAACGCTGAAAAGAAAGACCTTGATATGATAGACGAGGTTTTCAAGCTTGCGTTCGCACCAAAGGACTACAAGGAGATAGAGGCAATGAATATGCCTTGGGCGGCATATCAGCAGCTTTTCACTCTTGTTATCTCAGCGGTAACAGGCGAGGACGCAGAAAAGACAGAGGCTCGATTTCCGCAGGAAAACGCAGAGTAAGTTTGAAGAAAGCTGGTACGATCTTGACTATGACCGAGAGCTTATCATACAATCCATTGCAAAGCAGTACAATATCCTGCCCTCAGAGCAGGAAAATCTGCATTACAGCGATTGGTACAGGCTCGTTGCAGGGCTTATGCACGATACACCACTGGGTCAGATCGTTCGTATCAGGAGCGAGGACAACAAGGATATCATAAAGAATTTCGACAGGTTTGAAAAGCAGATACGCTCAGAATGGACGGCGTTCAGAAGTCAGAAAGTAAGAGAAACGTTCACAGAGCAAGACAAGCTTGAAACTGCGAGATACTTTGAAAGGCTGTTCAAGGGAATGTTCGGAAAGGCAGGTGATAAGTAATGGCAGACGGAGCAAGCGTTGGTGTTATATCTCTT